CCGTTGTCTGTCCAGCCGTGGGTGGAAACAAGAATTTTTTCAACAGCATTTAACTCAGGATCTGGATCTATAGATGTAGGAACTTCGTCGTAAGTGCTACCACTATAACCGCTATTGCTAGTAGAGCTGCCAATGTTCGCAGCACCATCACCTGTATTCCCAGATGTTATTATTTCATTGCGCTCTTCTTGCTTTGCTTTAGCTTTATCTAAGTCATTGCCAGCATAAACTTTTGACCCATTTGCGTCAGTAATGTAGAAACTTCCGTTGTCGGCTAGTGTTAGTGTTGTCCCAGCGTCATTTTCAACGCCCAAGTTTCCAGACGCATTGCTAATCCCGCTAATCGAAGACGTGTCAACGTAGTTGTAGTTCGGGGCCGCAGGTGCAGGAGTCTCAGATGCAAGCTCCGTGGTGTACAGATTTCCGTTATAAGTAAACGTCTCGTTACCCGCAGCGCGGTTCTCGGCAAACGCATCGCCAAACGTCTCAGGTTCCGCAGCAGGCAAAGTAGACTGGTTTTGACCTATATACCCACCGTCGTCTTTAGGCGTAAATACAACCGGGTCGTCTTTACTATTTAAAACAGTGCCCGTCTTTAACGTCGTACCAGTCTTAACAACCGTGGGTGCAGGTGCAGGAGACGGTGTTTTCTTAGCTTGAGACTGAGGAGCAGGCTTGTCATTGTTGTTTGAGGAAGTCGTCGTCGTGGTCGATCCACCACTGTAAGTTCCGCTCCGGTCATTAACCAGCGCATTCAACTCTGCCCCGTTGGACTCCCAAGGGTCGTCACTCGCAGCATAGATTTCGTTAATCCGGTCTTGGTTGGTCTTCGTGGACGAGGAACTGCTGCTAGAGGAGCCACCACCGCCGCCACCACCACCGCCACCGCCGTAGAGAATTTGAGGTTTAATTTTGCTCAAGCCGATCAGTTGTGCGAAAGTGTTCATGTGTTCAGACCCTTATTTGGATACCACCCTCGGCGGCTACCGTTTCCTCTCATTGCGTAGACTGTCTCGAACTCTGGATATGTCTCGTAAAAGAACTTTCTTATGTCCTTTGAAACAGCCAAAACGTCGTCTTTTCCACCGCGAGCAATCATGTCGATCACCCATAATTGATCGCCGCTTTTGCGGCTGAAGGCTTCATCGCCCCACCAATCCATCGACTTAGCTTCGTCTTCTGTGAGGAAGCAGTAGGTCAACATTGCGTAGGGCTCGCCAGTCTCCCTGTAGTAAACGCGAAGTTTCCCGTTTTCATCCGCAGGGACGAGACGCCAGCCGACTACCTCTGATCGGTAATCTTTGTAGGTCTCATCCGTTGTCCAGATCGAAAGGGCATCGCGAAACTGAGACATGGCTAGTAGCCTAATTTCTTCTTCATTACCTCATCGACGTTGTAAAACTCGAGCATACCCGTTTTTGGATTGAACGAGCCAGCACCACCGATGTCTTGTAGCAACTTCATCGTGAATGGAGATGCGTGAACCATCATTGTATCGCCGTTGCGACCTTCTTCCGCGAGCTTGTCGCCGATGAGAGCTGCCTCTTTTCGGGCTTTTATGGATTTACCTGTGTTGGGCCCGAAGACCTCTGCTGAAAACGCCATGAAACTTCCTTCCAAGTTCTTGTTTGTAGCATAAAGCGATACCGCACTAGCGGTCGTCCCTTACGCCACTTGGTCCCTAATGCTTTGACTGATTTGCTCAGTAACCCCGTCAATGGAGTATGCCGTTGTGACTTCCTGACCGTCCCGAGTGCGTCGTTGAATTTCTCTGTCCAGTGATGCCAGTGATGCCATTGCAGAATTATGCTGCGGGCTACCCTGCTCATAATCTTGAAGCTCAATCATGAGCCGACTTCTCTCTATTTGTAGGCCAGGAGTTTGGTAGCCCTTGTATCTTTGATACGAAGCGACACGGCCCATGTAACCAGCGTCAATGGTAGTGTCATTCTCTACGCGAGCATACTCGAGCATTGCGCCCACGTCGTTCATCGCGTTCGTGTAACCGTCTTTATTTGCGTCGTAGGTAGCTTCAACAAGACCAGTTTGTTGGTCGCCGGCTACTAAGGCGACCTTATTATCCGCTGTCGTGAACATTGATACGTTGCCCTGCAACTTATCCATGATGTCCCTTGGCAGTTGTGATATTAACTGCTCAATCATATTTGAACCTTGCTCAGTCATCGCGTAGGCTCGAGAGTTTTCTGCTGAAGTCGTAATGTGAAATGGCTTTTCATTACCATTGTACGTTCCAACCTTCTGGCCCGTGCCATCAGTGTAGTCGTATTCAATCAAGCTGGAACCGTTTAGCCTCGAACTAAAATTGCTAACAGTGCTGTAGCCAAAATCTCCAGATAGCTCAGTAGCTTCAGACGCCGTGGTGTCAGTTGTATCAGTGGCGTCAGTGTCAACCTCGGCAACGGTAGAAGTGGAGGTGGAACTGCTTTTGCGATTATCGTCATCGTTGTCAGTTGGATGAGTATAGACGCTTCTAGTAGTAGAAGATGAGCTTCCACCACTGTCGTTGTTAAAACCGTCCGTCACAGAGTTATATACGTTGCCAATGATCTTCGACGTTATAAAAGCCGCTGGGTTAGTCACCATACCAATTACATTCAGTGCCGTAGAGAAAACATTCTCATGGTTTCCATTGACGGGCTGATTGTCGTCGTTGACCAACTGACCGTTGACATATTGCTTGCCATCATTGGGCGTCGATAAGTTAGCCGCATCCTGCCAAGACGTGTTATTGTTAATACGTTGGCCACTGGAATTTACGAGAACACCATTCTCGTAAACCATCCCGTCCCCAGGTGTTAGTAGGTTGGCAAATGTTTGGCGGATAGTGTTAGAACCGCTGTCATTGTTGCTGGAATTGCTCGAGCTGTTGTTGCTGCTCGAGCTATTATTGCTACTGGAAGTAGACGTATAGGTCTTCGTACTAGAGTTGTACTTTTGACCCTTTTCAGCATCTCGTTGCTTTGCAAGGTCATTGACCTCTTTAGTCCACTCTCCACCACTCTCCTTGAGCGCAGAATTGATCTTGTCCTGAGTGGTGTTGAACTCCTTCAAGCCCGTTTGAGGATTGACGGTGCCTGCACCGCCAATCCTTTCAAGGTACTCAACCTCTTCCGGCATAACGTGTATTAGCTGACTATCGCCGTTCCTGCCCATTTCGGACATATACTTGGCGATAGCTTTCATCTGCTGTGGGCTTAGGTCTTGTGACATTAGGTGCCCCTATCTTAGACGTTGGTGATAACCGCCGCGAGCGTTACCTCTACATCTGTGAGGGAGCTTGCGGATGTAACTTCGAAAGCCACCTCGCGGGAGGTAGTTGTTGCGTCGATAGCAATGGATGCAGAGAGGTTCTGCTCAGTAAGAGCCGAGCTGACTGGAATAACGTCACCAGCATTGATGCCGTTAATCTTCATCTGAATGTTCGCAGTGCCCGAAGTGCACTTAGCCGCGATAGCGTCAATCCTTACGTTCTGCTTAAACGCGCGCGTGATAGTGTAGGCGCCGTTACCGATAGAGCCCGTTTGCTTGAAGAAGAATGAACGAGTTGCGAAGGTGTCAGGTAACTGCGCGATTGGAAGCCGCCCGGTGCTATCGAGACCCGCTACGCCGTCGGCTGCTCCGATGTAAGTTTTTGGAACTACAGCAGTAAAGTCTACGTTAGCAAACTCGAGACCACCGCCCGTAGAGTTAATACGCAAAAACTGGAGGGCGTTCGTGGTTCCAAACGCGGGGATGCCTGTGTCAGGGGAAGTAAGGAGCCAACCCGTACCATTGTAGAATTTGAGAACATTGGGCGACGAAGCGGTATCCACCCAGAAGTCTCCTGCGTTTGCCGTCGTAGGCTCAGAAGCCGAAACGTAGACGCGGCCCCGGTTGGCGAGAAGTTCAGTTACACCTTCAACCTTAGCGCGTGGAATTTCAGCATCCTGTACGGCCATCTTTTGATAAGGAATAAGACCATCTGAGTTGGTGAACTTATCCTCCGTCATCAAACCAGATACCCGAACCTGAGAAGTGTCTTCGACAATGATGAATGTCACAAGATCATTCTCGACCAAAGCACTCGTAAACGTGATCGTCGAGTTGGCGGGCTGTTGAGTGTAATCGTTTGTACCGCCGGAGCGCTGCAATACACCGTTGCGGTAAACCAAAACTTTTTGGTCTTCATTGTGAACGAACGGGAACACCGCCTGAGATTGCCCTGCGGCTACGTCCTGTCAAGTGAACCCACTGTCGTTGGCACTTTGGACCTTGTATATTGTAACCAGATCATCGCCTTCAGTAGCATCGTTCAACGTCACAGTATTCGAAGTCGGATCGCTGGTGTAGTCTGCTGCCGCAAGCAACGCGCCGTTAAGATATACTACGATAGCGTCTGACGCCTCGTGTATGAAGTTAAAGGTCACTGCACCCGCTGAATAGGCAACGTCGCCGTTTTCATCAGCAGCACCGATAACTACATCTTGGCGGGCAGAGAACAGTGGGGCGCCGATTGTACCCACGTCGCTACCAGCCGCGCCTCGGATTTCAGCTACCGTCGCGAGAGATTTCCAGCCCTGCTCGGCTTCAGTGTACTCACCTACGCGGTACTGCAAGCCTTGAATTGGGTCGTTGCGCAATTCAACTGGAGCTTGGAGGACACCTTCGTTGTCGAATAGCTTACGCATCAACTCCGCGAGTGTACTGTCGCCCAACTCAGAAGAGTTAAGGTAACGAACAATGTTCTCGATGTCTGCGCCGATGTTGCCGCTGGACGTGTGGTTGCCGGGATATAGAACCTTTAGACGGGCCATTTTAGCGCTCCTTGTGCATTAGAAAAGCGAACGAGATGATAGTGACTTCGCTATCTACATCTTGTTCTTCTGTTCGGAAGCGAAGACGAACGCCACGAAACAGGTGATTGAATGGAAATGTGAAGTCGGATTTCAAAGGGGCATCGCCCCAATGGGGATCACCCGGCAGGCGATCCAAGTTTACTTCGATTGAACCCATAGGACGGTCATCTTCGTCAACTGCGTCGATGAAAAAACGTCCTTTACCCGTGGCTTGTAAAACTAGAGTGTGCGTCCTCTTTGTTCCGATAAAGTCACCAAGCCAAAGAACGGGGGTCTCCGCAACCATAGGTGATCGTCTGAGATCGGCGATGCCGGTTTCTTGTTGAAAGGCCCGTTCAGTAGCTTCGTAAACGCCATCGGCAGTGCCGAACATCAAGCGACCGCCCAGGAACGTGCCGCAGCGCGGCAAGAGAGTGTCACCAAGCTGGAAGTTACGCAACTCGTAGCCCGCTCGGAAGTTCATAGACAGACGAACAGTTTGAGTGCCGCCAGGTCTGGGGAAGAATATGTGGTAGACCAATGCGTCTGGGTCGTAGACCGCTGAGATCATACGAGGGTCGGGAGTGCTCTTGACCAACTCCTGATACAGCGTTTCGACCTCATCGGACAAAGACGCTTCAGCGATTGTAATACCGTTTTGTTCAGAGCGCATAATCGAGTGGATGCCGCGTCGGGAACAAAACAAAAGGTCTGAGCCTGCGTTGACGACTGTGTTGTGCCCGATGCAGCCGATGCGTAAGTTCGCCCTGCTATCTAGCTGCCACTGCTCGAAGTCGGGGTCGATGACGTAAACAAGCGTTTGGTCTTTGGTGAAAACCGCTAGACGGTTGGCCTCAAAAGTACCAAGGCCCGTGATCTCATCGGCAGTACCAATCAGGTTGGAAATGTCGATAAAGCTGGCGCGAGTGACTTCCTCGGTAGGAGCTTCTTCGTTTAAGAAAATATCCGGGTTATCTACGCGAGAAAACTCAATGGTCGTAGGCCGATCCTTAAAGCCAGCAACAGCTAGACGCCTCTGGATAGGGACGCCAAAGGAAGGCTTGATGGAGGCCGTAGACGTAGAGAACTCAAAGCCGTCGTAGCGGTACATCCTAGTGTCGTCTGAGAAAATGTGCACCTTGCCTTTGAAGTTCGTCATTGTGACGATTGCGTCCTTGGGGAAAGCCCCGTCTACTCGGTGTCCTCTATCTGAGGCAAGGTGCGTCTCCGCTGCATCTTCTTCCGCAAAGACAACGCCTTCACGGTTATAGAAACGCAACGCTTTCACAGGGAAGCGGTTGGAGCCACTGTGTAAGAAAAATTTAGGATCGCGAATAAGCTGGCCACGATAGTCAACGTAACAGTTGTCTAGGAGCCAGAAGTTCTGCTCCTTCTGACGCTCCATCGCCGTGATGTCACGCGAACGGTCAATGCCACGAAACCCGTAATAGGTCGTGGCCTGACTGTTTATCGCAATGGGAGCATACGTTAATCGTGCCATCAGATGTACCTTGGGTTGCTTCCGCCATCCATGACCTTAGCGAAGTAACGCTTATTGCCATCTAGCCTTGTGAGCAGGATGTCAGTCATCGTGGCCTGATACATCTGCAAGAACATGATGGCCTTCTCTGACCCCTGCTGAATAAGGTAATGAGACGTAAGGCCGTCAATCATAATCATATCAGGGATCGCACGAAACTCTGTTGGATCATTGTAGTAATCAATGTCTACTTTTCCATCGTGATAAGGGTGCTTACGCACGTCCTCAACCACACGGTTAGCAAGCTCTATCATCATCATCATAACCTCCCCATCCACACGGGAAGGAGAGAAGTTACCTGCGCGAACAAGAGCCGAGCGCACTAAGTCTTCAAGCGGGCTGAATTTCTCTCGGCCCGCCGCAAAAGGTTTTTGTACGCTCTTCTCAGCCATTATTCGTCCTCACAACAAATGACACGGCCCGACCAAATGTGGTGGTGCAGCTTCGCAAGGTCCGATACTTCACGCGGCACACGCCAGTGAACGTAGGAACGCTCCGCATCCCAGCGACCAGAGACACGGACATTATCTGTAATCCGCAAATCAAACGCTCCATTCTCAGGCTCGGCGGAAACATAGTAAACAAACTGTGACTTGTTATCGTTTTTAGGAGCCTTTTTCTGACGAGCCGTCTTAGATGGAGAAGGTTCTTTTGGAGCCTCTTCCTGTTCAAACGCTTCGTTTACATCTGGCGTAGATGGGTCGTCGGCCTGATAGTGGCCGGTTGCTGTGCGTGCGCGTTTGCGTGCCATTGAAGTCTCCTAAGTGGTTCTCACTATTTATGGGCGCAAAGAGCTCTACTGTCGTCCCACATAAAAAAGGGGCCACCGAAGCAGCCCCTCCTAAAACCTTGTGGATTATCGCTTAGGCAGCGACATCGTTCCAGTTTTTGATGTAGGCGTGTGTTTTGTCCTGCAACATTTCCAAACCACATTCGGTCAGGAACTCGTGCTTGACTGCATCCTCATCAGGAGACTGACGATCACGCAGTAGGGACGTATCGCGACCATCGAGGTAACGGTACTTGAGGTACGGGAAGTCGATGATTATCGCCGCATTCTCCATGCCCGGAACCTGACGGAACTGAGGATGCAAGTGCACCATCAAGTCACCCGCGAAGGTGTTGTAAGAAGTAAGGTTTACGCCGTAAGCCCCTTCTACAACTTGTGGAGCCCAACGGTCTTTGCCGAACTTCTGCAAGTGACCAGCAACTTTAGCGCCACAGAACATGATTTTCTGCTTGGAGCCGAATGCAAAGATGTCTTCAATCAGTGCACGGTCAAACTGATCCTCTGTCATAACGCCAGAAGCAGTAGAACGATCCAGCACGTTAGAGATCGAGTTCGTCAAGCCGCCTGTGAAGCGACGTGGCTGTGCCGAAGTGCCGTTGCTCTCATGCTTTTTACCAAAGAACATAGCACGTTCAATGTCTTGCATGTGGAGCTTGAGCGCCTTAGTGGCCATCTCGTCTTCTTTGTCGCCAGTGCGCAAGTTCGTAGCACGCAAAGTTTCTGTCACCTTAAAGGCAGTACGGAAAATTTGTGTGTAGTTCGTTGCTACTGTCGCATCGAAGCTGACGCCAGTTGGGCTTGATGCCCCTTCTTCAAAGGCCGAACCTGAGATGAAGAGAGCAGCGCCGTCTGCGATTGTGTGGCTTGTGCCACCAATGTTACGCTCAACAGTCAAGCCAGTGGACGTACTGTCAGCAGTAACTCGCATTACTTCGCCAGTCGCAGAGTTCACCAGGATAGTACCGGCAACCGCAAACAGGTTGTCGTTACCAGCGTCCGTAGTGATGGTGGTCGTAGAAGCCGAAGCCACTGCACCGTCTACGGTCAACTTCCGCTCGGGAAGTTCATCGCGGAAGTTTTTATACTCTGGATCATCAGTTGCTTCCGAGGAAGTCATTGATAACAATGCATTCAGCGGAGCATTGCCATTTGGCTCCAAGAGCGTAAAAAGCTCGCGATAATTCTTGGGGCGGAAGTCTACGTCGAACGTACCTGTGCCCCGCAAGCCTTGAATACCAGCCATGGGTATATCCTTTCAGCTATAGTTTCATTTGCGAGGGCCATCAGATTTCGGCTCGGATTGTCACGCAGCCGTATCCTTAGTCCCATGTTTTACCCGGTGTTAGAGGGCCGTAGCGCTCACCGCGTAAACCAAATATGCACGAGGGGCGCTGAGTGGTCGTCCCTCGTGCAGTTTTTTTTATCGAACGCCCGCTATGTTCTTGGACAAAGCCTGCGCACCCAAGCGAGATAAGGTCTCATCGCCACCTCGAGCACCCAGAGAAGAAGTCGGCCCGCCCGACTGGTTCTTGAGAAAGGCTTCTCGGCGAGAGGCCATATCCTGCAATCGAGTAAACTCTGGAGTGTTACGTTCGTTCTTGAAGTCGTTGATGACTTTTGACGCGAGAGAGGCATCAGCAAAGTCTTCGATGGTATAGCCGCGTTCGCCGGCATAGCTCATGAAGTTCTTGCCCTCCTCATCGGGAAGGCCAGCCTGTTGCTGTGCTCGGTCAAGGTTGTTTGCAATCGTTTGCTTGATAGCAGTATTGCGATCAACCTGTGCGCCTTGGGCTGCGTTCATGCCCTGCTGCGCGCCTTGCTGGCTCCGCTGTAGGATTTGGTTCATTGCGCCCATTTGCTGTTGGAGCTGTTGCTCCATGCGCTGAATGCGGTCCATGCCCTCACGATACCCAGGGGGTAACGAAATCGCGTTGTCGTCTTCGTACTTCGCAAACTCGTTCTCGATATTCGGCTGCATAGCAGTAGGGCTAGGCTGCTGAGGTTGCGCCACGCCTTTTTGCGCTGGGCGGTTCTGGCCAAGCTGTGCGTTCTTCGTAAACGCTTGCAACGACGCATTCATCAAGCTGGCAATCTGCTCCGGGCTCGCGCCAGATGTTTCCATCAGTTTTTCGGCGATGCTGCTGATAGGCTTCATCTGAGCATTTCGGTAGTTCAAGTCTTTGTACCGAGAGAACGTAGATGAAATTTGTTCTGGCGTTAATGCACGCTCTTCATCACCCATCTTAACTTTGTAAACAAGCGGGTCTTGCTGTACGCGGTCGCCCTCCGTT